GCTGTATGGTGGATACCACCGGCCCAGCACCTGCCTATATAATATATGTCTGATGCCCCTGCACCCGCATGGGACTGGGGATACGTGGTGGATACTCTGTGCTTGAACAGCGGAATACGTTGTCAACACCACGACTGTGGATAGGCTGTGTTGTTTAACCATTGTCTACAAAATAGTGCTTGACACCAGTGATAGCGGGTGTACAATGCTTTCCATGGTGACTGATGACTGACGGGTCACCGGCCCTACGATCACCGCCAAACACACTTGAAGGAACCACATCATGTACACCCACGATAACGCCGTTGCCATCGCCACTGAACTGGCTGAAGCCATCGTCAACACCGCCGACAAACACCACATCACCCGTGATGGGAACACTATCCGTGCACTGGCATTCAGTGCTGATCGGAACCAAGCCCGCATCGCCCGCATCGCTGGGGTGAATGGTGGTGCTGATCTGGTGTCAGTCACCGTGTCCGGTCCCGTTGTACGCCGTGTACTGGACCGTGATGACTATGTCATGATGGCCGGTATCGATGACACCGCCGATGTGAACGTTGAGGATGTTGCCAACCGTCTGCTTGCCGCACTGGAAGCTTGATCACTTGTTCTATACTGACCTAAGCAGAACCCAAGATCTCATAGGATGTCCAGCATGAACGAGCTGTTTCTTGCTATCACCCTGCTGTGCGCTACTCATGAACAGCATGTCGGTGTCAAAGGTGAAATGACAGTGCCTGGTGTGGAGGTATCGGGCAAGCACTACGACACTCATTTTGAGTCTTTCAAAAATGGTGCTAAGTGCACATTCGTCAGCAGTTCGGACGGTGGGTTGTGGGTGGAGTTCCGAGATGCCGATGGCACTGTTGTATCTGCAAAAGTCAACGCAAACCAAAAGTCCCGTGCCCGTTGATCATCCCGACAAACGGTATTGACACGGATTCTGACTGCTGTATAATGCTTGACATGGTGGTTCTACCACCGCCCCACACCCTTCTGGAGAACTGACATGGAACTCGATCTGATCACCGCCGCCCTGCTGACCGTCTATGCTGTTGTGTTGGTTACCGTGTTGAGCATCTGCTTTGCTGCTGCTCGCTCGGATGACCTGCACGGTGAGCGTTGAACCCGGCTTTGTCACGTCTGTACCAAACACAACACAAGGATAGCATCATGATCGCCCAGCAAACCAATCGCGGTAACAAGCTCTACAGCCCCGCTGCTATGTACATCGCCGCCCGTGAAGGCCGTACCGGCAAGCGCACCCCGAAGGCTGCTGCTATCCGTGTTGCTAAAGCCGCTGCACATGAACGTTTGACAATCTCCCACAAAACATTTACAAAATAATAACACCTGACCCGTTGACTTGATGTACAATGGCTTCACGGTGAACGAAACGGAGTAAGACACCAGACACACAACACAGTACACATACCCGGGAACAGTGACAGTGTTCCCCAATATGTGGACTTAGTGGACACCGGCCGGACGGCCAGATGATCCAAATCAGACCACATAGCGGTACCAGTACCATCTGACAGGTTGCTGTTCTTGGACCGGGAAAACACTGGAAGGGCTGCAAGGGACGCCCGATAGATAGTCCCGACCACCGCCGCGGGAATGGGTTCTAATGCAACCCCCGGCCACCCTCTCGAGGGTCTACCGGAAAGCGGACATCGCAAGCGCTCTGATGAGCCCCGATGCTGACGATAGGATGCATACCAATGAGTGCTGCACGGTGTCAACACCAGTGCCCGCCCTCATCGATCTGCGTCTCTAGCCGCACAAGCGGCGTCTCTGACGCCAAACCCCTTGGGCATAGCGCCCACATCTCGGAGTAAACATCATGGCTAACATCATCACCGACACCAAACGTCTTGGCCAACTCATACGCATCATCGGCCAGCGTGGCCCGCAGTGGACCGATATGGTCCAGACCGCTGCTGTATCGGCAACGATCATCGCCCGCCAGCACGGCCAGATTGGCCCAATCAACAGCCTGCTGAAAGCGATGGCCAGTGCCCCTGCCAACACCCACAAGCTTCTGACCGCATGGCTGTACCGCAACGCCCCGATTGCCCCGCTGTCCGACGCCCTGCGCAAAGACTATGAAGCAATGCAGCGTGGTGAGACTGTCAAGTTCAGCAAGCCAAGCGCCCGGAAGGTTGCCGAATGGACCCTCGATGCTGATCTGCTGAACGACAAATGGGACGCCAAGCCGGAGAAGGCCAAGGAAACACCGGTGTCGTGGGACGCTGCCAAAGCCGTCGAAGGACTGGCTAAACGCCTCACCACGGCCGCCGAATCCGGCCTGACCATCACCCACAAGGACGAGGCAATCAAAGCGCTGGAAGCCCTTCTGGCCAGCCTGAAGGCCTAATCCACACGCTACCCTACATCACAACGCCCCTACTGGTCTTCGGCCCGGTAGGAGCATCGTCACAAGGACTGAACAACCATGAACACTAACACGAAGTTTGCACAAGTGCAAGAACGCCAATGGGTTGATCTCTGGCTGACTGGAGCACAGGCGTACCGGGGCAAGGCATTCCTCATGTCCAACCGCCCCGGCGACTCCGACACCGTCCTTGTCCAGCTCCACCGCAAGGCCGGGCTGGTCATCGAATCACACCCATACAGCCGGGTCCGCCTCATGCAAGCCACACAACGCCCCGGTTTCCGCTGGGCCTGATTGGTTGAAACTGCAACTGCACCGACTGAATCCATTGGCAATGCCCCTACGGCTTGCATACAGCCCCGTGGAGGCGTTTTCTGATCTGGGTAGGGTGATTGCCTTACCCGCCACTTCCAATCGATTCTGGAGGCTTCTATGCAGTTCAACAAAGTTGCGCACACAGCTGGTGGCGGTGCACTTGCAAAAGCGTGTGTGTTGTGCGATACTTCACCTTGGCTGCAGTATGTAGTCGCTAGTGGGCGGGAGAACCTGCCTTCCTAGTGGGCCGGATCGGACCCCGTTCACCGACAGCGGTGTGACAGGCCAATCCCCCGGACCAAAACATACATTGATCTACCGGCCGGAACTGGTAGGGGGCAGCAAATCCTTCACCGGGTGATGGGCAAGCGAAGCTTTGCCCTTAAGTCACCTGGGGGGGTAGGGGGGGTGTGTCCAAAAACAACGCCGTAGGCGTCCGTATCGATCGTTGTTTGAGGTGCGGAGCACCGAGCGATCGAACAGGTGCAAAGCCGGTGCCGACACCGGAACAACACAACCGAAGAACAGATCAAACACAATACAAGGCACAGATCATGGAAACCAAGCACACAGTTGAAATCACCCCTGAAACACCAGTACAACACATCACCGTAGCAGAAGTGATAACACAACCCAACGGCTGTGTTAGAACCTATGTGGGAAGGATACCCACAGAGTGGGTGGAACGGATTCTGCAAACCGAAGAAGACACAGATCATCTAACACCCCTGCAGGCGTACTACAAAGCCGTAGAACTTGATAACCCAAGTGGTAGCAAGATCCGAATCTACAGTGCTAACAACAGCTTTGATGCGGTGTTGTTAGCACTTCAGTACCTGACTGAACCGGATGGAACACTGACAGCAGAAGCGGATGAACTGTGGAGTAAACACTTCTACAACACCGGGTACATCGATGGTACATGGGTGTTGTACGGAAGAACCTTCGCTGATGACGAACGTGTTGGCCAAGCCATCGCTGACAAGCTTGGCAACGGCTTTGACAGGTTTGATGGAATGGCTTTGCAACAGGTGATCTACGAAGCAACACAAGGACGTGGTGTGTTGGGTACCAAAGCCAATCTGTTGGATTGGTACAGCAACAGTACCCGTGTGGAATCCTTGGCTGAAGAACTTCGTGATACGTACCTGTTCTAACCAGGCAGTGGTAGGCGGGCGTAAGCCCGCTCTGCACTGCACCTGTGTATGGAGTATGTAATGGACGCTTTGATTACGGCGGTGCTGACAGTGGTGTTCGCTGTCTTGGCGCTGCTTCTGAACCCACTGACCATTCTGGTTGTGGCTTGTGTGAACCCTGTACTGGCAAGCGGCCTTCTGGTGGTTGCCCTTGCTTGTGGTCTTATTGGTGCCCTGACGGGCGTGTTTGCGGGAGTGTTGGCCAAATGGATATCCTGATCGTCACTGCGTCGGTTGGCGCCCTCATAGCCTTTGAGTATGGCCGTAAGGCCAATGACCACGCCCTCAAGGCGGATGCCCACGGTACAGCGGCTGGCCTGATCGCCATCGCCGCTGCGCTGTCTGTGTTGAACCTGTTCCTTTGCAATGTGTGAGGCGAGTATGTACCCGGATGACACACTTGAAGACTCTGGCTTTGCAAGCCTGCTGATCCTCGGCTTTGTTGTGCTGGTGTCGGTCTTGGCACTGGCCATATTCGGAGAATGACATGAGAGCGGACAAAGACCCCGTGCAGGCACGGGCTTGGGACCTCTGGCAATGGGGATACGACACGTCAGAACGGCCTCTACGGCGTTTTCTGATCGAGCATGAGGGTGACACCATAGAGCTGTCTTCGGACGGCTTGTACGCCTTCCTGACGCTTTACATCAGCGCTGGCACAGAGTTTCCCCGGGTGTGGCGTATCCCAATGCAGTACTACTGGAACGATCAGGCAACAGCGATTGACTTGCTGGTGTCGGTGCTAAAGGATGTGGAACGCTTCGGTATCCCCGAAGACGCAGAACGTGTTTACGAATGAGGCATGATATGGAACTGACGAAAGACCGGCGGAACTTCTTCGCTGATCTGGACTTGGACAAGGCACTTGCAGCCGGTGGTGGTAAGGTGCACTTCGACTTCCCCCACAAGGGACACGCCATCGCTGTAGAAGCGTATAGCTCATGCGACGCGGATATCATCGTCAGGCGCAAGGCCAAGGACGGCGTTGTGCATGAACCTGATAAGCGCCTGTCCATGTTCAACATCCCCGACACTACGAACGTGTCTGCGCAGAAGGTGCTTCGTATGGTGTATGAAGAAGCTACAAAGCCGGTTGATTCCCAGCTCAAACAGGCGTGGCTTGACACCCCGTATGTAGAGCGGTGGTACGTGTCTGTGCGGGGGTCATACACAGAGTTCTCGACCAACACAGAAGAAGCCAGGTACCTGATTAAAGTCACCGAATCGCCGGACGATGAAAGCGACACGGTGGCGGAACTGTTCATGTCTGGCGCCCAAATCCACACCTTCACCATCTCACAACCGTACCACAACGAACATACAGCCCACAGCCTGCTGAATCTGGCGGACGCAATCACTGAAGCATGGCGTGATGCAGTGCTGGCCCAATACGACGAAGGGGAATCGAAATGATCTGGACATTGCTTGGAAGCAGCGTAGGCTGCTGGATGCTGGCAGAGTACGCACAATGGTTGGCAGAGCGTACTCGCAACGAAGCCGACTACACGTGGTCTGCACCGCGACGGAAGGCGCTGTACCGATCTGCAGCGAAGATGAACACCGCCGGCAGGGTGGCCGTCGGCCTGCTGTTCGTGAACCTGCTTTGGGCGCTTGTGGAACTGTTCCAGATTGGGGGTGTTCTGTGAGTAAGCTCATCGTACCGCGTAAAACGGCCCACAAGGCGTTGGCACGTGGGTATAGTACCGACACCTTCGAGCACTTCAGAAAACGCGTCTACGGGGCTGTAAAGGCTTCTGAAGGCCATGTGCAGTACCTCGAAGTGGACGTGCCCACCGAAATGGGCTATGCAGTGGCCCAAACGAAGGATGGCCTGATGTTCAGCCAAGGTTCTGGGAAGGTTGAACTGCGTGTCACCCTGCCCATGGCGCCACCGGTTGCCCGTGTCATTCTCGAAGACTTGCAGAAGGTGGAGCGGGGTATCCCCCCTGCTCTGTGTCACATGTTCATCAAAGGCGTGCAGAACGCCATCCGGAGCACATCGTGAAGTTCGAGTTTGAGCACGACAATTACAGCACGTACACCTTCAGGGTATACGAGACCGAGTATGACTCTTTTGACTCGTCCTATGACCGTGAAAGAGTGCGCATCTACACGCTGGACACGGACACCATGACGCTGGCCATCCGCGAATCGGAGTATGCGGAACCGACTGTGTACCTGCTGGATCAGGATGAGCATAAGTTCATGACACATACCCAAGTGTTCGAGCACCTGTTCCTGATGGCGTTCAATCAGTCAAGCCCCCCGGCGTACCTGGAGCTGTCAGCTATGCTAAGCAGCCAGCTGGGTCAATCGAAGCCGGTCGGCGATGCACTTGAGTTTCCGAACGGGATCAAGGCAGACATCACCCTGACGGCGCTCGACGGTGAAGCCATCGTGACGTACAGCCGTAACGGAGATGTGTTCCACAGCGCAGATGTGACATACACCGGGGCTCCGACCGTGCATAACGTGCTGGTAGCACTGTTCCCTGCGCGATTCCAGCGGGACGCTGAGGCGGATAAGGCACTGGCCATTGCAGAGCTGGAGAATGAAGTCCGTGCAGCCCGGCTGACTCTGGAGCTGAAGGCTGAAGAACTACAGAAACTGAAAGGATAATGACATGAATGGACTGAAACTGACCCAAAAACAAGCCGCCTTCTACAAGGACATTGATGCTCACAAGGTTGCTGGCGATAAGCTGCGCCCCAAGTTTGACCACAACGGCCACACTATGCAGGTATACCCATATGAAACGTGGGAAGCTGATGTGGTTCTGATTGAAAATGGACATGTGGTCGCATTCCATGAACTGGCTGTCCACAACATCCCCGAAACCCAAGGGTTGAATGCTGAAGCAGCTCTGGCTAAGGTGGTGGATGCGGCGAAGGCCCAGTACAAGTCTTCTGAAGATTCCAAGCACTTCATCCTGCGCTGGGCATCGGGTGTGACTGTCTGGGCAGTGAATACTGCTAGTGATGCTTATGTGAACCTTGAAGCATGCAGCCCTGATGGGGAAATGCATATGGTGCTTGCTGCGGCTGGCGACAGCACCAAAGTGCGCATCCACCTGCCGAAGGGGCGCGCCGGTGTCCAGCTGACCGTAGACGCCCCACTGCGGCGTGATCCGATTGGCCTGTCCGGAATCGTCCGCATGGCCCTGAACTGCCTGGGAAACGGCGACTTCACACACATCTGACCAAAACCCAATCCAAACCTGAACTCAAATGAACGGAACCATGAACAAGACCATCATCGCCCTGTCCCTGTCCCTGATCGCCCTGTCGGCTCACGCCACCAACACCCCGGGCGCAGACTGCGTCGGCGTCAACGCCTGCAAGACCAACTCGGACAACAAGACCAGCAACACCACCAACCAGCCCACGGCTTCTGTAAACGGCGTGCACTCGCAAGCACACAGCGACCAGACCCAAGGTCAGCACCAAGGCCAGACGGCCACGGGCGGTTCTGTGGGCAGCTTCGGTGTGAACTCCCACACTTCCCTGGCCACCGGCGGGTACATGTACAACAACAAGTCGCTGTCGATCAACCCAGTCACGGTGCCTGCCGCTGCGATGGTGGCCCCTTCGGCCGAGATCAGCCGGATGGCAGACCCGTACTGCGGCCCACGTCAGCGGGTGATGTCCACTGACGTGCAAGGCCGTGTGATCGGCCTGTTCGTGGACAGCAACGTCAAGCTTGGCGAGAACCAGTGGCTGGCCCCCGACTTCGACATGCCGTACCGTCGAGTGGAAGTTATCCCGGGTCATCTGACCCAACTGATCGGCCACAAGGTGCACGAGACCACCACGGTCTTGACCGTATCCACGTCAGGTGCCATGGCCTTCGGTGCCAATGGTAGTTCTGGTCAAGGCGGTTCCATCGGCGGGTCCCATGGAGGTGCCCTGCAGCGTATGGTGACAACGATTCGTGTCCAAGAGTGTGTGGCCTACGAAATCACGCCCGCCAAGGCCCCTAGCAGGCCCGTAGCGCCTTCCAAACCGAAAGCCAATGTGGTTGCCCCAACACGGGTGCGGAAAGCCTCTACAGGCCCCGTAGGAGCCGCCCAGGGCCTGAAATGCGATTGTGAGAAGTGATGTCTGTATGATCCAAGTGAAGATACACCCGGACATTCGGCGAGTCCGGGTGTCTGCAGATACCCAATGCATCGTGGCGTACTGGTACTGGTTCGACGGTGAGGCGTACCATGGTTACATGGCCGGTACATACTCCGAGCTGCACCAGTGGGTGAACGATGTGCTGTTCCGACACGGCCCCGGTGCCAAGGGTGAGGTGTACTTCTGGATCAGAGACCCGAACCAGATATACCCACTGCTGACGAAGACTGGGCTGTATCTCAAGCCTGCGCTGAAGCAGTTCCTGCACTACCTGCACCCGGGCAAGTACGTACAGCCACAGTCAGTTGGCGGGTTCAAGGCGGTGCAGGCCCTTGGGAAATCAATATCCCCTGCACTTCGGGAAGTCAGCGTGTACCCCAAGGAGAAGGCCGAAGCCGTGCTGGCCATGCTTGAGTTCAAGCACGGCGACCACCTGAACTGGTGGTCAGCGGATATGATGGAAGAGCTGTACAAGGCGACATTCTGCTATGAACACAGGAGTGAATGATGCGTGACGAACTGATTGACTTGGTTCTGGATGCCCTCGAAGAGTCGGTGCGGCACGACCTTCGGTATGCCGATGCTGACTTTGAGCTGCTCTGCGACACGTTCTCGGACGTGGCGCCAGACGATGTGGACGCCACGCTGTACCTGGAGGACAAGTACAGGGAACTGCCCTTCCCGGTGTGGTTCCTTGACGCCACGTCATGCGGGGGTCGCTGGGGAGGTGTCCAGGGTGCCAAGGGGTATGACATCATCACACGGGAAGACGGCGACAACGTGACCATCTACCTCGAATACATGGGCTTTGTAAAGCCCCTGTGGGGCGGACGGAAGTCGGACGACACGTCGTGGGAGGAAATCTACGGAAGTGCATGCAAGGCACTTGAAGAACGGGAGCTGCCATGACACTGAATGAATACCTGAACAAACCCAGCGTCGCCGAGTGGTGGGCCGGGATCACGGGCTGGTATCCGAACGCTAGCAGTAGGCGAGTGTGCACTGTGCGGAGAGGAGTGATCGAGGCTTGTGTTCGCACGTACACTTCCGAAAAGTGGCCGGCGGATATCGATTTCGCAGATGCAGCACAGCTGTCTGTGTTCGACTTGGAAGGTACAGAAGGCATGCCCCCAGAATGTGTGGTTATAAAGCTGCGAGACACCGCTAAAGCCTTGCTGGCCAAATCAACAACGGACACAGTGGGCGACATTCTGGCTGAACGTGGTGCCCGGTACGGCACTTTCGCCCAGAACGGTGCCCTGTACCACGCCTTGAAGACTCTGTTGACCACGGAGAAGGCGTCCCCGGTACAGCAGATGTGTCTGGACATGATAGCCATGAAGCTGTCCCGGATGATCAACGGTGATATCAACTACCGTGATAACTGGGTGGACATCATCGGGTACTGCAAAGGTGCCCTTGGGGAAGGCGATGAGTAACTGCGATCTTGGGGTGACCCTGCACGTGAAGTACACAGTGCATCCACAGAAGGTTACCCAGAAGTTCCGGACCCTTGCAGATGCCCAGACGTATGTCCGGCAGATGTTCGGCGTTGATCTGCACCCAGATGGGGTGATCCATACCCCAGGAATCAAGTTCTGGGTTGAGTTGTGGAGTAAATAATGGCGAAGAGTCTGTACCAGCGGATCAAGCAGTATGTCCGGCAGCTGCACCACCACCCAGGCACCCACCAGTGGATCAGCCCCAACGGCACCGCGTGCATCACGTGGACATGCTGGCCGAACTTCAGCGCCATGGACGTGTCCGTCACGGCGTGTGGATTCGGTGCCCACGGTCGTATGGGGATTGGCAAGAAGGCAGCCATTCCCCGTTCCTTTGACGTGTTCAAGGAAGTCCCACAAGGTACTGTGTCTCGGCAGGTACAGAAGGTGCAACGTCGTGGGTACGGGTACACGTCCTTCGAGTCCCGTGAGTACATCTTACTGCGGACCGAAGGCGCCCATCTGAAGCTGACAGATGGCGTGTACCTGATAGACAAGGAACGTGCGCTGCCTGCGAACGTGGTGGCACACTGGCTGTTGTATGGCGTATTGAGAGGATAAGCAATGCGAGACTATGACAAGGGAACATCGTTGGAACTGGTGAAGGGTGGTAAGTGCACCACAGTGCGGTACTTCCCGGAAGATGGTGTCATCATCCGTACATCGGGAAGGCAGCGGGTGGCGTATTTGGCCGATCAGGAACCAACGGATGAGGAGCTGTTCCTGTGGGCCACCAAGGGTGAACTGCCCATCGGGGCCTTCCGGATACGGCACTACCTGAGCGACTTCAGCCACAAGGCGAAGCGATTGTCAGATGGCCTTCTGTATCCGAACGGTATACGCCTGCAAATCTTCCACGAGCTGATGGGCACGCTCGATGTGTACCTGACCAAAGGCGACACGTACCTGGAAGAGTTCATGGTGACACCAAGCCACACCGTGACTACCATGGATGACGCCATCGCCGAACTCGCCCATCAGGGCATTCTTTGAGGATATGAACATGTTCACGAAACACAAAGTCTACCTGTCCAAACTGACCGACCGATTCGTTGACAAGCTGCCGAATGTGATGACGGTCGAGGACGAGAACGGCGTGTACCAGTACCACGATGTGTTCTGCAGTCTGAAGGACGGTGCGTGCGGCTGGTCGGTGTACACCACCTACGACCACGACGATGACCCTGGTACCCTGCACGTGGCCTTCACGGACATGGACCACATCATCACCCGGACCATCCGGATGAATGCCGAGTTTGACCGAGTCCTTCTGGAGCTGGTGGTGTACGACATGCTGTCGAACTACCTGGCGCTGCTGGACAAGCTGGCGGAAATCGCCGAAGTGCAGCCTGAACTTGACCTTGGAGAATGACCATGCAACTGAAAGACACCTATCGCAGCATGTACTACTCGTTCGAGAAGGGTAAGTGGGTACCCGAAGAGGAGTTCTTCCTGGATGCTCCGTGCCGTTCATGCCCCCCGGCTCCCGGCGTGGTGTTCCAGACGGCCCGTCCTGCCCCCGCTGCCCAGAACGAACCCCGCTTCATCCCGATCGAGGAGTGCTGATGAACTGGTTGCGAGAGGCACAGGCCCTGCCTGTCGGGCGCAGCAAGTGGATACGACACGGGCACTGCAACAAGGATAACCTGATCCTGCACAACAAGCCTGACCGCTGGTCGGCACTGTGCATGTGGTGCGGGTGGTATGCCCAGCAGCTGAAGGAAGTCCGTCAGGCGAAGCCCGTGGCCACGCCAAAGCCCCGTGAACTCCCCATCGACCTGACGGCGGATGTTCCGGAAGATGTACTCGCAAGCAGGCTTTACAGGTACGGACTGCAGCCGTCATGGCTGTTCAACTGGAAGCTGCAGTACAGCCCCGGCCAACGGCGCCTGTACTTCATCAACCCGGTGACTGGCGAGTTTGCCAGCAGGGCCACCACCCCAAATGGCCAGCCCAAGTGGCTGCACAGTACCACGAGCACGCTGCTGAAGTCATGGGCCAACGATGACTTCACCATCGTCTGCGAAGACCTGCTGTCGGCCTTCAAGCTGTATGCCGTGTGTGGCGAGACAGCAAACGTGCTGTGCAGCCATGGTGTTCTGATGAACCGCGAAGCCAAGCGTGTTCTGGTGCTGCTAGGATGCCCGGTAGTGCTGGCCTACGACGGTGACGACGCCGGACGTCAGGCGATACGACGGACCACGGCTGAAGTGTCCCCGTTCATGGACGTTCGGGTGTTCCATGTGCCCGATGGCGCTGACCCCAAGGACATGTCAATGGACCATATCAACGAGGAGTATAAGCGTGTCATTGCAAACGACGATCCTGCACCTCCTGCGAGATCGCGGTAAGCTGAACCTGCTTGGGCCGACGATCCCCAAGGGTGATGGGATGGTTGAGACCCAGGCGATCATGGCCTGGTACCGGGCTTACCTGAAGAGCAACCCCAATGCTGAAGAGGTCAGCCTGCAAGCCATCCGTGAGATGATCGCGCTGCAGGCGGACAAAGACCCCGACGGCACAGCCCTGATGCTGTCCCTGATCAAGCAGCTTGAGGACAACCCACCGACAGAAGGTGAGCTGAGCGCTGTCAGCGACGTGCTGTACTCTAGGCGTCTGGCAGCACAAGCTCAGGGCCTCATCGAGAAGTGGGACCAGGGAGAGGAGATCGACCTGGCCTTCGAGCTGCAGGCTGTTGCCCAGCATGCCATGAAGCTGGCCGGCATGGCTTCTGCCACGGACTATGAGCGCACACCGATCGAGGAGCTTCTGGAAGAAGCCGATCAGGATGTGGGCCTGAAGTTCAGGCGATGGCCGTCCCTGCGGCACTCGATTCAGGGGGTTCTGGGCGGGATCAGTATCGCCATCGCAGCACGTCCTGACCGTGGCAAGACCAGCCTCGTGGCGGCCATCCTCACGGACTGGGCAGGGCAGGCGTTCAAGCTGTTCGGTCCGGATCGTCCAATCCTCTGGCTGAACAACGAGGGCAAGGGCAGACGCCTGATTCCTCGCCTGTACCAGTCGGCGCTGGGCATGACCATGGATGACCTGCAGAAGCTTTCCAAGGCCGGTAAGCTGAAGGAAGCCTACGAGAAGGCCCTGGGAACCCCGTCAGACTTCATCCGGATCAAGGACATGCATGGGGCCAGCATGGGGCAGATCGAGCGCGTAATCGACGCTGTGAAGCCTTCTGTGGTGGTTGCCGACATGCTGTCGAACTTCCACACCGGAGTGCCTGGGCAGGCGGCCCATGCTGAGACCGAGCGGGTGTGGGAACTGTGGCGGGAGATTCTGGCCCGTCATGACTGCGTGGGCATCGGTACGATCCAGATCAGCCAGGAGGGTGCGAACATGCTGTACCCGCCCCAGTCTGCGCTGAAGGAGTCTAAGACTGGTGTACAAGGCGCCGTTGACCTGATCCTGATGATGGGGAACTTCGATCAGGAAAGCCCAGAGCTGCGTGGCCTTAGCACCCCAAAGAACAAGCTGCAGCGTCCTCGGTCACCCGGGTACGTGAAGTGCCAGCTTGTGTTTGACCCAACCAAATGCGAATTTGTGGAGATGTCATGATCCCTGCACGAACGATTGAATCTCTTCTGACCACCGGCGACAAGCGCTTCAACGTCAAGCTCAACGCCGAGTACAAGGTGGGCTCTGCGCTGGTCACCGTAGGCGTGTATAAGCCCAAAGGCAAGATATACGCCGCCGGAGCAATCCGGTACAAGGACAGGCCAGCGAACGATCTGGTGAACAACGTGGCGCTGGAGATCGTTGACCGCCTGCTGCACCACAAGGAAGACCTTGCCGGGGCATGGAGCTTCAACATCGACACCTTGAAGGTAACCATCAACGGAGAGCCGTACGAGCTGACGTTCGATGCCCCGCTGCCACCCACACCGGATGTGGCGCTGCGTAACGGCCTGGAAATCATCCTGCAGAGGGGGTACTGATGTCTGTGATGATCTTGGACTTGGAGACAGAGACCACAGGGAACTCTAAAGACCCTGTCTCCAACCCATGGAACCCGGAACTGTACATCGTTGCTGCCGGATGGTGCATCGAAGATGCGCTGGGCAACGGCACGATCGAGGGCCGGTACTTCGACGGACCTACGGATGAGGAGTGGCTGACCATCCCCGATGAGGTGGATATGCTGGTCGGGCACAACCTCCAGTACGATGTGAAGTGGCTTCTGCACCGCCAGCCCAAGGCCATGTGGGGATTCCTGCACCGGGGCGGACGGCTGTTCGACACCCAGACTGCAGAGTTCATCCTGGGCGGAATGACGGAGCTGTATCCCGGCCTGGACACCACTGCCCCACGGTACGGCGGTACGCAAAAGGTCGATGTGGTCAAGGCCCTGTGGAATCAGGGCGTCAAGACCAGCCAGATCGAGAAGCGGATACTGTTCGACGAGTACCTACTCGGCCCATCTGGGGACATCGAGAACACCCGGAAGGTATTCTGGGGTCAGGTACAGGCCCTGCAAGCCAAGGGCATGTGGGACATGTTCCTGCTGCGAATGGGCGGGTACCTGTTTAATACCCTGGCGACATACAACGGCATGCACATCGACATGATGTTGGCGGCCGAGCACCTTGCTGAGCGCGAAGCCGAGTACGAAGAGCTGGACAAGTTCGTGCACGAGTCCCTGAAGACACGGGCACCTGACCTGCCTGGCTTGGACTTCAAGGTGACGATCAGCACGAAGCCTGCTCTGCTGTACGGCGGGTACTACAAGGCCCGGTACCGGGGCTCGTATGACCCACCGAAGTACGTCAAGGCGGACATGTACAAGGGCGCTGACGGGAAGTATTACCCCGCCGATGGCCCTGTGCCCGAGGGCGCAGTCACATGGGCCAGTGGGGTGAACAAAGGGGCACCGAAGGTGTTCCGTGTAGATACCGATGAGGAGAAGCTGCGATGGCTTGAAGCCGAGTACGAACTGCCGGGTATCATCCCGTGGGACCATCTGACTGATGCCTTCCGGGATCGGTTGGAGAACTACGAGACCACCATGACCCACGCCGACGGGTCCAAGGTGTACCCGACTGGCAGGGAGTTCATCGAGGCATGGGCCGAACAGCCAAGCATGCCGGATGAGTGGAAGCCTGTGGCGAAGGCCATGGTCCGCCTCTCCGAGCTGGACAAGGAGCTGGGCACGTACTACATGAGGACCAATGGTCAGGGTGAGCAGGTAGGCATGCTCACCTACGTAGACCCGTATGACAACATAGTGCACCATGAGCTGAACACGACATCTGTCAAGACCGGACGCTTGTCCGGAACGAAACCGAATCTCACTAACGTACCGCGTGGAGACACGGCACGTGTCAAGCTGCTGTTCACCAGCCGGTTCAACGACAGGCTGTGGCTGGACAAGCACCGACACGATATTGGCGATGAGGTTTACCAGTATTGCCTGGAAGGGCTGGAAGCTGGTGCACCACGTGGCCGGATGATCGAGATCGACTACTCGGCGCTGGAGGTGGTGGTCCTGGCTGCGTTCAGCAAGGACAAGAACCTCATGGACGCCCTGGTCAAGGGCACCGACATGCACTGCATGCGTCTGGCGTCGTCCCTCGGTGAGCCGTACGAGGATGTACTGAGGAAGTGCAAGGATGACACTGACCCTCAGCACGCTGAGTACAAGAAGATGCGGACCCACATAAAGCCGAAGGCCTTCCAGTACCAGTACGGGGGTACGGCTTACGGCATGGCGTTCAACCTTGGATGCACGGTGGAAGAGGCCCAGGAGTTCATCGACAATGAACGGCGGCTGTTCCCCGGGGTTGAGCGCTGGTATGAGCGGAAGGTGTACCCGGAGATCGAGGGCACTTCACACACCGTGAAGCTGGTCTACGACGATGGGGAACGCGCTGTGTTCCGTGGCACATGGACCAGCCCCGGTGGAACGGTGTACACCTTCGAGAAGAGACCCAAGGACGTGTGGGTCAACGGCGCCAAGACCGTTCAGATGCAGTTCCACACGCCACACATGCGTAACTTCCCGATTCAGGGGGAAGGAAGCTTCTTCGTCCAAGCCATGGCCGGGGAAGTGATGTGGGCCATCCTGGCCCGCAAGAAATGGCGGAATCTGGTGTATGCGGTCAATCAGGTGCATGACGCCCTGTACTTCGACACGCTTGACCGGCTGGTCACACCTGTGGTAAAAGTAGTGAAGCCTATCATGGAATCCATCCCGGAGTTCATGAAGGCATACGGGTACGATCTGCCCGTTCCGTTCCCGACCGAAGCTGAGGCCGGGGCAAACCTGTTTGAGAAACATCACGTAACCCTGTGAGGACACGACAATGGCACTGAACAAAGCACTGCTCGCCCAGCTGGCAGCCAACACCGAAGGCGTTGACCAAACCGTTGCCACCCAGAACGAAGGTGGTAACTTCAGCGTTCCCCCGGGACGGGCCTTCGTCCGTTGCAACGGGTACATCGAGCTGGGCACCCAGATGCGTCAGGACTTCAACACCAAACAGCAGAAGCCGGTGGATAACCAGTTCGTCTGGACGTTCGAGGTGTTCCCGCTGTCCAAGAAGGCGGACCCGGCACAGTTTGTCAACGCCGACGGATCCCCGAAGGAAGAACGGACCTTCATGCTGAAGATCAGCACCGGCGCCAAGTCCACTGCTTTCAAGGCGTTCAGCAAACTGCGTAACGATGATCAGAAGGCGTTCCCGGAGCTGATCGGCAACCCGTACATCGCCAACTTCCTGCAGTCCGACAAAGACCCCAAAGCCGGGCAGTTCCGACTGGACGAGGTCGGCCCGGCCATCAACCCGATCACCGACGAGCCGTACGATGTTCCCGAGATGGTGAACATCCGGTACTTCAGCTGGCAGAAGCCCAGCATCGAGCAGTGGGAATCGCTGTACAACAGCACGAAGGAAGGTCCGGTTCTGTCGTACTCGCAACGGCTGATTCTCGGTGCTGTGAACTTCGAGGGCTCCCCTGCTGAGCACATGCTTAAGCAGGCAGGCATCCTTGAGAAGGTGCAGGCTGAGGCCGCTGCCGCTGCTGCCAAGAAGGCGCAGAAGGCTGCTGGTGATACTCCCCGCCTGGCCCTGCCGGAAGGCGAGGATGCTGAGGCTGAGATGCTCCAGCACGAGGAAGCGGAAGTGAAGGCCGCTGTGGTGAAGAAGGCCGCCTCAGCTCTCCCGAAGGTTCCGAAACGCGTGCTGGCTGTGCCTGAAGATGACGAAGAGTGACCTGCTCAAGCAGATCGCCGAGTACGAAGGTCCGGGTATCGTCCCGGACCAAGTGCCAGGCCGGGTTTTGATCCTCGATGGCGATGGGTTGTGCTATGACGCAGCCTACACCGTGGAGACCCTCGATGCCGGAATCCTGCACATCCAGTCGGCGGTGGCCAGTCTGATGCGAATGACTGGCTGCACCAGTGCCCGGGTACACCTGACTGCCAAGGATTGCAAGAAGGCAGGCAGGCTTGAAATCCGGGCCTACAAGCCCTATCAGGCCCACCGTAAGGGGAAGCCAAAGCCCCCCTTGCTAGAGCCGCTCAGAGAGGCCATTACGGGCCTGCAAACGGCATCCACTGCTGTGGCGTACCACCTGCACCATGATGTTGAGGCGGATGATGCGATCGTCATGGATTCGGAGCGTCTCGGACAGCAGGGTTTGGTGGCCTCGGCTGACAAAGACCTGCGTCAGGTCCGTGGCCCCTACCTGGACATGAGCACCTTCGAGATTGACAATGGTGCAGGGCCCGGGTGGTTGAAGCTGACCCGTACATCTGCTGGGGCCTGGAAGCTGATAGGTCGTGGGATGGTGTTCTTCTGGGCGCAGATGCTCATGGGCGACCAGGCTGACAACATCCAGGGCCTGGCCCCGGCACCTGGTAAGACACGTGCCTGTGGCCCTGCCAAGGCGTTCAAGCTGCTGGAAGGGGCCAATGAGGCGGATGCTGCACGTATCGTGCTGGGGTGCTACCGGGAGATTGGCCAAGACCCACTGCCCGAAGCTCAGCTGCTGTACCTTCTCAGACATCCTGATGACAACGTTTTGGAGTACCTGAATGGACTCGAACTTCCCCCAGAACTCAAACGATACCTCGAAGACTGCAGAGCCCGAGAGCCCCACGATGCGACGTCGTAACAACAAGAAGTGGGAGATAGAGTTTATGCTGGAGTGGTGCACGGCACGCATCAATGCAGGCGACTCCATTGAAGAGGTAACAGAGGCTTACCTGAACGCGTTCCCGGAGACTTATCTGTGACAGACGAGACTCCCAAGAGGCGCATCAAGCTGCCCCGAAGCCAGATGGAATCGTTCCAGCGAAAGCTGTGGATCGAGCAGGGTAAGCTGTGTGCCATCTGTCAGAAGCCCATTGACCTGTCGGTGAAAGGCGAGGGTGTGCTGGACCATGACCACGACTCAGGGTGGATCCGGGGTCTTCTGCACCGGTCCTGCAACGCTGCTGAAGGCAAGGTGGCCAACGCCGCTGCCCAGTGGGGTGCCAAGGCCACCGACTACCCGAGCATCATCAATTGGCTGACGCAGCTGTTGGCCTACTACGACAAACCCCATCAGAAGTTCATCTACCCGTACCACGAGGACAGAGACAATGAAGGCCGTTCAGCACGCAAGACGCGCACTCGCCAAAACTCGGCAGCTTCCCGTGCCCGAAAACTACTGGCCCAGCGTCGTGCAAGACGGGCCGAGGATTCTGGTGCTGGACATCGAGACGAGCCCGATGCTGGGCATGACGTTCGGGATGTATGACCAGTCCCTGTCGCTGAAACATGTGCTGCAGCACTCAGGCATCATCAGCTACTGCGGCATGTGGCTGCACGATGGCAAGCCCTTCTATCAGGACCTGCGGGACCGTGACCCGTACGACGACAAGGAGCTGGTCGAGCAGCTGTACACCCTGCTTGACACCTGCGATGTCCTGGTGACGATCAACGGCAAGAAGTTCGATGTCCGGAAGATTCACTACCGGTGCATAGCCCACGGCCTGGGCCGGCCCAGCAACTACCAGCACTGCGACGCACAGCGCCTGTCCCGGACCTACAGCATGCCGGACAGCCACAAGCTGGAGCACATCTCCAAGATTTACGGACACAGCCACAAGGAAGGCCACGGGAAGTTCCCAGGCATCGAGCTGTGGCGTGAATGCCTTCACGGCAACATCGAAGCCTGGAAGGAGATGGAGACGTACAACAAGCAGGACGTGGTGGCAACTGCTGAGGTGTACAAGAAGATTCGCGGCTGGGGTTACCCCGGTGTGGACCTGTCCAAGTTCTACGCCGACCAGAAGCGTTGCCCCCACTGCGGCGGCCAGCAGGTTCAGCGCATCCCCGGCGATGTTCACATGCAGGTCAACAGCTACAGACAGTACCGCTGCATGGGATGCCAAGGCATTCTGCGTGGTAATCGTTCCATTGCAAGCAACAAAGAGGATACCGGATATGTCCGCATCGTATGATCGCAAGTGGGAAGACATCTTCTACGACGAGCTGGCCGTGTGCGCTGAGACTGGTGCGGTCGGTCTCATGAAGGAGCGGTACCACCGTCGCAAAATGGCCTTTGCCGAGCTGTGGGCGGGGTCTGAGCACTGGGACGTGGTCAAGGCCAAGCTGGACAGAATCTACCGGGAAGTCAAGCAAGACTACAGGATCGAGTGATGAACTTCGAAGAACTGCGAGCAGCAGAGCGGGTTCGTGAGATCACAACCGACCACGAAGCCCGCACGAAGGCATTGGAGAAGCTCAGTGCCGACATGGACGCTGGCCGGTCGGACTACGGCGCTGCCCGTGTCTGGCTGGCCGTGCACCACAGCACGGTGCTGGAAGCCCTGAAGGTGGTGTTCCAGGACATCGGCCGTCGGGACTGGCGGTACCGTCTGTATGAGCGTATCGGCCTCTCGGAAGTGGCGGCCATCGCCATGACCACCCTGCTGGAAGTCACAGTCCCCCACGGTGGTAGCCATACCCTGGCCGGGTACCTGGTCAGGACTGGCCGGAACATCCAGGACGAGGAGAACGTCGGCCTGTACCGTGAGGCGTTCCCACTCGACTTCGAGGACTCTGCAGAGCAGTCCCGTGTCGGCCGGAACATGGTGATGAAGGATGCCCAGAAGAAGCTGGGCTCGATGCTCTCCAGCCGATCCTCGAAGGAGCTGGCCCAGCTGGGGTTCTGGTGCTACGTGGCCATGGACAGCTGTGGCCTCCTGCGTACCCTGAAATACCCTCGTAAAGCCACGAGAGTGGCCCTGGAAGGCGATGTTCTGCAGTTCCTGGGGGATTACCTTGACAGCGATCTGGATCGCGTCTGGAACCGCCAGGAGAGCCGGATGCTGGCACCGCCTGATCCGTGGACGAACAGCATGGATGGTGGGTACCTGACCCCGACCCGGAAGGCCCAGGCCCCTCTGCTGAAGCTCCACAGTGTCAGGAAGAGTCTGCGTGAGGAGTGGGACCAGAACTGGTCAGCCCAACGGATGCCCAAGGTGTTCGCTGCAGTGAACTACCTGCAGTCCACTACCTTCACAATCCATGAACCAACCAGGAAGGCCATAACGGCCCTCTGGGACGCTGGAGGGGGTACCTTGGGTGTTCCCCTTACCCGACCCCCGATCGAGCCGCCATGGCCCTGGGAAGGGGCTCAGCGGCCGAATACGGAGGAAGCGGATGCGCTGTTCCACGAATGGAAGGTCAAGAAGGCGAAATGGCACGTCCAACACGCCGAATGGCTGCAGCGTGTTCGTGAGGTAGGCGGACTGATCCAGGCCACCCGGGACATCGGGAAGCCGATCTGGTTCCCCATGTACCTAGACTACCGGGGTCGGATGTACTACCGGGGCATCCCCAATCCCCAGGGCACGGACATGGCCAAGGGTGCCATCCACTTCTGGGAGAAGAAGCCCCTGGGTAAGCGTGGTGTGTACTGGCTGAAGGTGCACATCGCCAACAGCTACGGATACGATAAGGCCCGGAACGATGATCGGGCAAGGTGGACTGATGAGCACTGGAACGACATTGAACGGGCTCTTGATTGCCCAGCCGATGCTCCCGAAGTTTTCGGGGATGCGCCTTGGCAAATGTTCTCTGCGGCTTGGGAACTCCGGGAAGCCTACCGCTCCGGAGACCCCGAAAGTTACCTCTGCGGAGTCCCCTGTGGCGGCGATGCCACATGTAGTGGCTTGCAGCATTACTCAGCCCTCCTCCTCGACGAGCACGGGGGGCCTATGGTCAACCTGGACAACGGTGACGGACTTGGGAACAAGGCCGACATCTACACCGGAGTCAGAGACTGGGCCGTACGTGCTCTAGAAGCCGATTACAGCCCCGTAGAGCGTTCGGACGATGGGGCTGGTGTCATCACCCTACCCAGCGGAGAAATCGTCTCTAAAGACCTGTATGAGGCTCGTAGGGCCACTGCCACGTGGTGGCTTGGGCGGGACATCACACGGAGCATGGCGAAGAAGCCTGTGATGACCTACTCGTACTCGGCAACCACACGGTCAGCCGGGGAGCACGTCTTCAACGAGCTGGTCGAAGAGTTCAAGAAGACTGGCGGGCAGTTCAGGATGAAGGGTGAAGGGTTCCGGGACAGTCTGTTCCTGGGCCGTTACCTGTTCCGTGGAGTTGAGTCGAAGTTCCCTGGTGCAGCCCGGGCCATGGACTGGCTGAAGGGGCTGGTGAAGTCCTGTGGGGACAAGCCCACCAGCTGGACCACCCCGTCTGGGTTCATGGTCTACCAGGATGTCCGGAAGGACAAAGCGGAGCAGCTCAGGCTGTATGCCAGGCAGGAGCTGTTCAAGGTGGTGGTCCAAGGGGCGGTAGACGAGACCGATCCCCATGGCACCGAGATGGCCATGGCCCCCAACGTCATCCACAGCCTGGATGCCAGCCACCAGGTGCTGACTATCCACCGGATGATCGAGCAGGGCCTGAGCTTCATGGGCGTCCATGACTGCTTCTATACCCATGCGGGTGACATGGACTACATGCACCGGGTACTTCGCGAAGAGTTCGTGGCCATGTACTCCGGCGACTTCCTGCGCCAGCTCCGGGACCAGCTGAACCCGGAGTACGAAGACCCACCAGAGCAGGGCGGCTTCGATCTTGGCCAAGTCCTTGATTCGGAGTTCTTCTTCTGCTGACACGAGGCCCATCCGGGGTTCAGGCCCTGGGTGGGCCTTTGTCGTTTGTGGGTCCAAACTGGATGCCCACTAGTAGGAGAAGAAATCCGATTCCAATCCTTCACTGGTCATCAACCTGTGGCTTCACAGCCACAAGTAGGTGCCTAGTAGTAGGAGAAGAAATCCACTCGGAACTGTTCAACGTTGTAGCGTTTCGGCGCCAGACGCGTTGGGCAGGGGTTCGCCCCCCTGATCCTCCCCGACCTTGACCGTTCGGCCCCCATACCGGTCTTGGTCCCAGTCCCAGCGATAGCTCACCTTATCCGCACGTGGTGTATGTGTTGATGATGTATGCTGTTGTACCGGTTCAGACCCGGTGCTTCCTGGTGTTGACCTGCTGTCCTTCTCTATCAGACCCAATCCCGGGTTCTGGATTGAAGAGTACCCATAGGGTGCTTGTACAGTGTGGTACTGTCCTTGTGGACGGTTAAGACATATCCAGGTGGTAAGGATAGATCACCTATCAGGTGCTCAATCAGTTGTTGTTCTCTTCTGTATGGTGTTGTACCAGGACTGTACTATCCTTGTGTCTATGCTCTTGTAGGCATACACAAGGATAGTGTTTGTCTTGTTATATACCACAGCGGAAAGGATAGACTGAGCGGGTTCTGGTAAGGGGAAGGAAGGGGGCGCGTTTTATATATATATAGAGGGGTCGGAAGACAAGCGCTAAGTGCTTGATTTTAAGGGGTTTTTTCTGTCAAAAATGGTGTCTTGCTCAGAGCTCGCACAGATTGTGAAGATTGTGGAGGCGTCTAAGTGCTTGATTCCATTGAAGATTTCACATTGTGGAACAGGATCAGGGTCTGATGTCCACCATGGCCTAGGATCAGGCCAAACTGGGTGCCCAGTAGTAGGAAGAGGACCCACTCCAGATGAACCTGAACTACCACTACAACTCCCCCGAATGGCTGACCCTGACAGGGATAGCCTGTAACCTACTGACTGAGGCGAGAAGCCGGTACCCGAGGTGGGCAGAGTCATGGACCGATGACGAACACTGCCAGTACCTCGAAGCACTCCTGCTGGAAGACTGTGACCAATGGGTGCTTGTGGCTGTGGATGACAAGACTGAGGAAGTCACGTCCATGGCTATCGTGACCAAAGACATCGATGCCCACGTGGGGCACTGCTTCAGTGTCCTTGCGAACTTCAACCGGACAGACGCTGTTGACACACGCTTCCAGCGGTACGTACACCGGTTCGTTCAGCGACTGTCCCGGGATGCCCAGCGTCCCTACTACTGCTACACACACATGCTCCCTGATGGGTCTGGGTGTGTGACCAAACACATGAAGGTACCCTCATGAAGAGCAAACTCATCCGGAAGCCCCTGCACGCGGTTGCCAAGCCCCTTGGGCTGTCTGGCGTCACCGACCAGCTCACGGGCATGGCCAAGCCACAAGTCCCTGACGCTGCCGCGGCGGCTGTCAACAACGGACCCTCGCCTGTCGAGCAGTCCCAGATCGCTGCCAACAACGCCATCGCTGCGGCGCAGCAGGCGGCCGCGAACCTGCAGCGGAACTTCTCCCAGAACCTCCAGAACCAGAACGTGTCCCAAGTGGTCCCTGGCGGTGACGCTGCTGTGGCCAGTGCTGGCACATCTGATCCCCGCCGGAAGCGGGGTCTTCAAGGCGTCTGGTCTTCACTCGGATTCTGAACCATGTCTGGCACGTACCTCACCCCAGATGCCGCCTTCACCGAGCTGCAGGATGGCGCTGCGCTGCAGGCGGCCAGAACATACGCCAAGTATACCATCCCGTCCCTCGTACCCCGCCAGGTAGAGGTCGGGACGCGGGAGTCTACACGCACGTGTGCTCCCAGCATCGGAGCTACGCTGGTGAACAACCTCGTAGCCAAACTCGTCGATCTCCTCTTTCCGGTCCAAACGCCCTTCTTCTCGCTCTCATTCTCCCCGGAGATGCTCAAGCGGATTCAAGATGATGGCCTGATATCGCAGGCTGAGGCTGAGGACAGGCTGGTGGAGTTGGCGAGGGCAGCCAAGAGACGTCTTGATGCCAACCAGGGACGGGCCAGGATGATGCTGGCCCTGTCCCACCTCATCATTGCAGGGAACTGCGCCATCCACAGAGACCAGAAGGCGAACACGCTTCGGGTGCTGGGGATGGGTAACTTCGTGGTCCAACGGGACAACATCGGCCGAGTCATCCAGGCCGTGGTCAAGGAGCAGAACTTCTACAAGGCCCTGCCCCCGGACATCAAAGAGGCCCTGGCAGGCACTGGGAAGTCCTACAACGATCGATCGAAGGTGGACATGTACCAGTGGGTTGACCTGGAGTGGAAGCCCAAGCAGGCTGGCTACAGGGTCTCCTACTGGGCGGACTCAGTGCAGTACAAGCCGTCGGAGTGGTACCCGGAGAAGACCTGCCCGTGGTTCTTCCCGGTGTGCAACCTGATCCCCGGCGAGCACTACGGCCGTGGTTACGTCGAGCACTATGGCCCCGACTTCCAGATGCTGGCCGAGCTGTCGGCTGCCCAGCTGTCGTACGCGCTGAAGATGCTGGAGGTCCGGTGGTTTGCGGACCCAGCCTCTGGTACCCGGATCGATGACCTGGCCAAGTCCGTGGATGGGTCTGTCCTGTCTGGTGCCCCGAACATGGTCGCTCCTGTGGAGCTGCCTGGTGGGCAGAAGCTGGCGGTGGTCATGGACCTGGTCCAACAGGCCCTGCTGCGACTCCAGAAGCCGTTCATGTACACCGGAGAGGTTCGCGCAGCGGACCGCGTGACCGCCTATGAGCTTCAGCGGGATGACCGTGAAGCCGGCCAGCTGCTAGGGGGTGTGTATAGCACCTTAGCATCGGAAGTACAGGAGCCCCTTGCTTACCTTCTGGTATCGGAAGTGGACAAGGCTTTCGAAGTCCATGTCATCTCCGGGAACATTCAAGCGTCCGTCGTGACGGGGAGCCCTGCCCTTGGCGCCAGCACTGAAGTCGATTCGCTTCTCGAAGCAACGCAGCAGATTGCAGCGGCTATACCTGTCGCTCAGCTTGACGCTCGTGTGGATTCTAAGCGAGTTGTTGATGTGATCCTGCGTGGGAAGTCCATCCCGCCCAGTCTCATCATGTACACACCGGAAGAGCAGCGTGCCAACGAAGAGGCCGCAGCCGCCCAGCAACAGGCCCAGGCAGCCCAGCTTGAAGCCTCAACCGCGGTGGATCAAGCCGCAGCACTTGGACAAGTCTTAGGACAATGAGCGTAACTCTTACTCCAGATCAGGTCTCCGCGATCCTGCAGGGCGTGCAAGCCATCGCTAGCGCCCTTCAGAGCCCTGCAGAGGCCCCTCAGAGCGCTCCAGAACCCGAGGTGGTGCAATCACCTTACCTCGGGTACGAAGAGCGTGTAAGCCCTTCTGGGGCCTTCAGCATGCGTACATACGTGAATGCTGGGGAGCCCAAGTGGGGCCAGCAGGAAGCCAATCTGACCACATCGTTCGCCGGGCTGCCGGCCCACGCAGCATCCACCTTCGGTAACCTTTATGTCCAATGAAGCTCTCAACACCGACCAGACTGAGGAACAACCAGACGTTCAGGAAGATCAGGGACTACTTCAGTCTGCAGAACCTCAGTCTGCAGAACCTGCACCCCAGCCTGCGAATGAACAAAGGGAAGCTCTCGGTAAGCTTGAAGTACCTCGCACGATTGCGGGATACAGTACGCGAGACGTTGACCCCCTGACGAACTCCCTGCTCCAGTCCCTGGTGGCCATGACCCCGGGTGTGAACCTGGATGAGATCATGGGGGACGCTCTGGACTACCTGGACCCCAGCCGGATCAACGAGCACACGCTGCAGCGGCTCCTGCCGGGCCGGAGTGCTGCTGTGAAGGGTATCATCACCCAGATCATCGACTCGGTCGGCAAGCACTACGAAGGGACCGTCAACGGTATCCTGAACAAGTTCGGTGGCCAGGAGGCGTACCAATCGTACCATCAGCAGTTCACCCAGCACGCACCGAAGTCCATCCAGGACCAGGTCCAGCAACTCTTCGACAAGAAGACAGTCAAAGGAGCCGAGCAGGCAGCTCAGATCATGTTCGATTTCGTCCAGATGGCCGGCCTGGTGCCGGATGGGACTGGCAAGACCACCCCAGTAAATGTGAACCCGGTACCGGCAGGTGGTGGCGGTGCAGGTGGCGCGGGTACGTCGTACGCCGAGATGAAGGAAGCCCTTCACAAGGCCCTGAATGAGGGCAAGCTTGACGCCTTCGACTTCAACGAGGACAGCGAGCAGCTGCTGAAGACCATCCTGGCCCAGCGGGTACGTGGCAAGTCTCAGGGTCGCCCGGGCAACCTGGCGTCGCGTGACATCAACAGGCACTGACATGGCATACATCATCATCAAGGCCAAGGACCAGGCTGTGCCCCGCAAGACTGGGGGCCTCAGCCGGGAACAGGCCAGCGAGTTCATCACAAGCATCAACCCCAAATCGTCCGACCTGAACGCCCAGTTCAAGGAAGTGTACGAAGCCCGCCATTACGGTAAACTCTCGGAACAAAGGAGCCGATAACCATGGCATTCTACTCGAACCAAGAAGCAAACTCTCGTGCTCACTGGGCTGGCGCAAACGCGTCGATCGATGTGCACAACGAAATGCTGGAAGCGCTGATCGAACACGGTGTTCGTCAGAACTCCCAGTTCACTCGGAACAAGTGGACCCAGGTGAAGTACACCGAGGGTAACACGAACACGATTGGCCACCGGATGATCGGCGGAACCACGACTGGTGTCCGGCAGTATGGTGAGCTGCTCGAACCGAAGCGCATCGTGAACGAGAAGGTCATCATGAAGGTTGACCGAGCCGTTTACACGCAGGTCCAGACTGACTTCTTCGACGACTGGACGGCACCGTCCTTCTCGGTGGAGTATGCTGCCGAGGCTGGGCATGCCCAGGCCAAGGAGTACGACACCCTGCACATGCGGATGCTGATCAAGGCCCCGAGCTGGGCCCCCCCGGCATCACTGACCACCCGCTTCCCGGTGGGCCAGGCCACGAACATGAACGGCTACAACGCCCTGACTACTCGTGAAGCCAAGGCCAAGATGATCGCCGAGCAGCACAGTGAGGCCATCCTGCGTCTGTCGAAGAACGACATCGATACCTCGGGCCTGATTACGCTGGTGTCTCCGGACATCTACCACGTACTGTCCTCGTACTGGGATGGTCAGAACGCCCTGTGGCAAGCCACGGGTGCTGTCAACGACGCGTCTAGGCGTAAGCTGGAGCATCTGAACGGAATCCCTGTCCATGAGACGAACCTGTTCCCGACCGGCGCTGTTGCCAGCAGCCCGATGGGCGCGCAGTTCAACCTGTCGTCTGACGAGGCTCGTGGCCAGATCGTGATCTTCGACCCGCGCAAGGTGCTGATCACCCCGACGGCCAAAGAGCTGTATGGCTTCACTGAGACGTTCCCGTCCCAGCTGCACACCCTGATGACCACCATCCGGATGTTCAACGTGGGTCACAAGAACGGTGGCTCGGTGCAAGTCCTGCGCCCGGCAGCCTGATTGAGGCCGTACCGGCCTGGTAGTGTAACCACCCTGGCCCCTTCTGGGGCCGGGGCTCTTCCAATGAGACTATGGACTTCCTCGTAGCCGTCAACACGGTGCTCAATCGTCTCGGTGAGGACTCTGTGGCCTCATTGGACGAGTCAAACTCCTCAGTCCCTACTGTCCTGCCCCTGTTCGAGATGTACAGGGAGCAGCTTCTGCAGCAGGGCTGGTACTTCAACAAATTCCAGATCGAGGTGCCCAAGGACATCGTGTCCAATGGGTACAACCTTGGCCCCCAGGCACTGGCCTTCGAGCCAACGACTCCCGTCAAGGGTGTCCTGTCCCGAGGTGGTCAGTACCTGGTTGATCCCTACTGGGGTAGCATCAGTCACCGGGACATGCCTGACAAGATCACCGGCTGGGTCACCATGGACATGAGCTGGGAAGAACTCCCTGTCCTCGCCCAGCAGTGGGTGCTGTGGTCTGTGGCTGCGGACATGTGCACCCAGCGGTTCGGTGACCAGTCGGCCCAGACCCAGTTCTGCCTGTCCAAGGTGCAGCAGCTGGAGCCCCAGATGCACCTCGACCAGGCGCGCTCGAAGCAGTACAGACTGACGTCCCACCGTGCCTTCTCCTGCGGCTGTGACATCCTGGAATTCAACGGATCGAACTATGTATTTAGAGGATAGCATGCCCCCGCTGTGGCAGGGGGTCACACAGCAAGACCCCCAGTTCCACAAGCCTGGACAGGTGCCTAACCTCGTGAACATGTTGTGCGATCCGGTCACCGGCCTTCGCAGGCGTCCTGGTATCAGGTCCACTGCAGACCATGTGCCGGGGGGTGGCTTCACGAACGACAGCCTGTTCCACCAGGTGGTCGAGGTGTCCGGCACTCAGGTCGTGGTTGGGGTCAATACCCACACGGGCCAGCTGTTCCTGTGCAATCCCACGAACGGGGCCGTCATCACCCAGTGGGGCGTGAACGACTATTTCAAGGCTTCCAGCCGGTACTACATCCAGACAGCCATTGTCGGGGATCGCCTGTACGTGGCCAACCTGGAGAAGAAGCCCACCGTCGAGCGGAACACCACCACACAGGCCCTCCGTGAGTCCGGCTTTGCCTACGTGTCCTCCGGGGCCTTCGGTAAGACGTTCCAGCTGCAGGTGTCCTTCGCGGGGCCTTCCGTAGGCCGCTCGGTATGGGCCGAGTACAAGACTCCCGATGGTTCCCAACCTGGGGATGCCGAGAAGGCCACCCCTGAGTACATTGCACACCAGCTGGTGATGAACCTCCTGAACATCGTCATCAACTCTGGCCCATGGAATGGCAAGAAGGTGTCGGAGATGATCCACATCGCCAACGAGGGTGGGTACATCGCCTTCCGTGCCAACCGTGGGGCGGGCACCGACCAAATCACATCAGTGACTTCCACCACTGGGGCCACCTGGATCGTGACCTCCGGTACCGGCCACGTGCTGAACTCTGGAATGCTGCCCGGTGTAAATCACTGGCTGCTGAACGGCGCCGTGTTCAGGGTGGGTTCCGGTGACTCTGCCCCGTACTTCCGGTGGGATGAGAACCGCAAGGCTTGGCTGGAGACAGCCGCCCCGAACAGCATCACAAAGATTAACAACACCCCCGTGGCCGTCTGGTGGGATGGTACTCGGTGGTACCACAACGCCCCGAGCTTCTTCCCAGGCCGTCAGGCTGGTGATGACAACTCCAACCCCGAGTTCGCCTGGATGACCCAGGGCATCTCCGGCATTTTCGGTTACCAAGGCCGTTTGGGTATCCTGTCAGGCTCCCGGGTGGCCCTGAGTGCCTCTGGGAAGCCCAACGTGTGGTTCAGGACTACAGTTACTGAGCTGCTGGACTCTGACCCCATTGAGGTGGCCACAAGCTCTCAGAGCGCGGCTACGTACACCCAGGCCATCCAGTATCGCAAGGACGTTCTCCTGTTTAGCTCACAGCACCAGGCTTACATTCCGGGGGCCAACCGTGTTCTGACACCGAGGACCGCCACTGTGCAGGGCATTGACCAGTACGGTTCCAACTTCCGCGTAGCTCCACAGGTCGTGGGCCCCACGCTAATGTTCTGCCGAGACCTGCCTGGTGGGTACACCGGAGTCATGGAGATCAACCCTGCCACTCAGGTGGAGGGTGAGTACCAAATCTTCGACAGTACGCCTCATCTGCCTCGCTACTTCCAGGGCAAGGCTAGGTTCTTCAGGGCATCAGCTAATGCCCCGATGGCCGTGCTGGCCACGGACAGCGACTACACGGAGCTGTACGTGTACGAGTACGCCTTCGACGGGCAGGAGCGCATGCAGTCTGCCTGGCACAAGTGGGTGTTCAAGCACACCATCGTCGATGCCTTCTGGGTTGGCCCTACGCTCTTCCTGGTCCAGGCTGAGGGCAACAGGCTGTTCTATGGTACCATCGATCCTCGTGGAGACACCGTGGCTTTCCACCTGGATCACTGGAAGGAAGTCCGCTGGGATGGTAGCTGGTGGGTCCTTCAGAACACCAGTGGGGCAAGCTCCCCCTCGGGGGATCAGGTGTACTTCCACTCCAATCCGAACGACCCCATGTACGGCTCTGCGATCCTCGGGCAGCCTGCTGTGGGTACCGTAGCGGCAGCTGGCTTCACCTTCACCTCTCAGGTTACCCTGCCAGAGGTAACCGTGACAGGCTCGGATGGGCGGCCTGTTCCCTTGCGTGACAGTACGGTGCTTCGGTATGACATCGGGCTGAACGACGCGTACGACACCTGGGCCTTCATCGACTACGGTCAGTGGGGACATCGGCGGGAAGACCCTCCACCACGGCATGTGGTTCTGAAGCCTCGCAGGTTCACCAATGGTCGGCTACAGCTTGGGCGGTCTTGGGTTGTACCCAGAGCGTACTGTCAGCTGATCGTCAGGGCCAAGGCCAATGACCACTACATCACCCTGAACGCCGTCTCGGGGTACCGGATGAACATTACCGGTGTGACTTACGCACTGCAGTACACACCTCTGTATCCAAGGAGACAGTAATGGTATGGTGGATGGCAGCCGCCTTTGCGGCGTCAGCGGCCACGTCGATCCTCGGTAGTCGGAAGCAGGCCAAGCAGGCCCAGGCTGCCGAGGATTGGCAGAACAGGTCCAACGCCGAGGCTGAATCCAAGCAGATCATCAAGGATCGTCTGGCGACGTCAGTCAGGAACGCATACGCTACGGCTGCCCGGGCTTCGGCCCTGGCAGTCCAGAAGCAGCAGCTGGCCAATGGCCAAGCCAACACGAGGGCAGCAGCGCTGGCTGCCACCGGGACGGCGAGGGCCAACAATGCTGCGACAGGTACTGAGGGGGCCTCGGCACAAGCTGTGGCCACCGACATCCAGATGAAGATGCAGGCCGATATCGACCAGCAGAACCTGAACTACAGTCAGGCTGTGGACGATACTAACCAGGAGCTTGATACCCAGCTGATGAACACCAGGATTGGTGCTCCGGATGGGGTCCGTAACTACTACTCCTCTGGGGTGGGCAAGTCCTGGAAGCAAGGTGCCTGGTTGGGCCTGGCCAATGCTGCGATTGGCTTCGGCATGCAGTACATGAACGCCAAGGCCAGCCTGGGGGCTGGTGCTGCGGACAACACACCCAAGAACCTAGGATCGGGCCTGAGGGCTTCTGTGAACAGGGCTGGGGGCTTCTCAACGAACGCTGGTACCGGCCTGAAACTGGGCGGGGGTACTGGTCTACGACTGTAAAACATGGCAATCCTGCGAGACTCTGAGCCGTTCCGTCGGCAAACCGATGACACCCGCAAGGCGGGGCAGTGGTCTGGTATTGGCCAGGCTGGGGCCTCGCAGGGTGCATCGCAAAAGCGCTTCCACAACAACGAAGGCTTTTACAATGCACTGGACCGACTGGGGGATACCCTCCACAAGGGTCTGCTGAAGAGACAGCAGATCGACTTCGACAATGCCTACCTGGCTGGTCAAGCCAAGGCTGGGATCATCCAGGCTGAGGATGAGATCCAGAACGACCCGCTGACCCGAGACTTCGAGGTGGCTGGGTATCGTCAGGCCATGGCCAAGCTGGCCCTGGCTGAGGAGCAGCAACGCTTCAAGGAAGACCTGCCATACCTTCGAACCCTCGATGCTGAGGGCCTGGAAGGGTACATGACCCGCAGGCGGAACACGCTGAACCCAATGCTGGCCGGGCTGGCTGTCAAGGACCGTGCCGCGGCTGCTCAGCAGATGGCAGACCTCGACTTCAGCCACACCGTGCAGTGGAAGACCGAACGGCAGAAGTACATCATAGATGAGAAGATGGCTGCCACGACCACCCAGCTGACTGCGTTCCTTCAGGACATGCATGAAGCTCAGGTGCAGTTCGACACTGGCCAAATCGATGAGCGCTCCTACCTGACACGGATGAGCAGCTTCACCGAGGTGCTGAAAGCCACCTGGGATGATGACTCCCTGCCCCGTCAGGTGAAGGAACAGTTCACCGCCCAGGCATTCCAGTCTGCCCTGCAGCAGGGGAACACCCAGCTGTACGACATCCTGACGTCCCAGAAGTTCGACAACAACATCGGCTCGGAAGAGGTGGATGGCCCGAACTACCGGGAAGCCAGTACCTTCCTGGCCCGTCTGCCTCAGGAGACTCAGAACCAGCTTGCTGGCATGTATGCCCAGGCCGAGCAGAAGCGTTCCTGGATGAAGAACTTCCAGGGCATCCAGACGGTCGCTGACCTGCGTGCCCAGATTCACAACGAAGCCTACACCGGGAACCTCCAGGACTTCGACAGACTGACAAAACCCCTGATCCACTCTGGGGCCATGTCGGTTGACGAGTACCAGCAGATGCGTGCCCAGCTTCAGTACGTGCGCAAGACTGCTGACGAGAAGGCCTTCAGCCCAGCCCCGTTCCTGTCAGGGAACCTGATGGAGCTGCTGGCCAACGGCACCACGCCGGAGAAGGCTGCCCAGGCCACAGTGCAGCAGATGGCTGCCTCTGGTGCGTCCCCTGCCCAGATTCTCGATGCCATGACCACTGCTGCCAAGAACGGCATGGTGGCTGCAGCCGGGAAGCAGATCGGGCAGATGGCCGATGTGGCCATGCAGTCCGTGCTGTCCAACGACGGCAAGGTGCTGTCCCAGCACAAGGAGATGCTGGACTCGATCATCCAGAAGATGGACGACGAGGACAAGTCGGGCAATGTGTACTACCGTCAGACCATCATGGCTGGGATGTCCCCTGAGATGCGTGGTCAGTTCGAGGGGTACATGAAGAAGCTGAAGGCTGGGAAGTCCGTTGAGGTTGCTCTGTCGGAGATAGCCAAGGACGAGGCTGCTTCCAAGGCCATGCCTGCGGAGGCCCGTGCTGCCCGTGCTTCGCAGCTGCAGGACGTGTACAGCAAGGCTGATGCCATGGTCCGGGATCACCGGGGCCTGTTCGCCACCATGTGGCTGAAGGCGGGCGCCCTGTTGGGTGGCGAGCAGTCTGCTGCCGAGCTGAAGCTCCGGACATCCGACTGGGCCTTCGAGGACAACCACTTCAAGACACGCATCTACCAGAACGCCATCCAGGGCGAAGTCCGTGAGGCCATCAAGAGCATCGCCATGGCCAATCCGTCCTACGACGGTGACTCGGTGCTGGACCTGGCCCTGGCCGATGTGGCTTCACGCACCATTGAGACGAAGTGGGGTCCGGTGCCTCTGCCCCAGGGGTTCTACGACACCTTCGCTTCCAAGACAGGGCTTGGCCCCGGCCAGCAGTCCATGCTTGGCAAGGCCATCGATAACCTGACCCGCGCTGGGCATGAGGATGGGTATGTCCATGTCAAGGTGGACAGCAACGGCCGTCTGATGGCTGACTCGTACGACAAGTCCGGGAACATGGATGCTCTGGAATCCCACGAGCTATCCCCCGAGCTGATCCGGGATGAAGTCAAGCGACTGACCGACGCCGAGGCCAAGTACAACAACGCCGTCTATGGTGACGGGTACAAGGCTGAGGGCAAAGGGGGGTCGGTGATCTTCAACGGTGCCAACGCTGCTGGTGTTCCTCACCCGGTGATGTTCGCCGTACGGTGGGTGCTGTCCAAGTTCGAGGGGGTCACAGACACTCCGTACCAGGATGGCAAGTTCAAGTCTGTGGGTGTTGGGATCAACGAGCAGAACCCACACTACCCCGAGTCCGCCCGGAAGACAGGCAAGGCCAGCCCAGAGGACATCAACAAGTCCTTCGCCGCTGCGTCGGAGGCTGCCGTGAAGTCCGCCAAGAACATCCTCGAAGGTCTGGGGATGAACGTCGGCAACTCTGCCCTGCTGGAGATGGCCTCGTCCATGGCCTATCAGGGTGGTGAAGGCTTTGCGATCGGCAAGACCCCCTCGGCTAAAGCTGGAAGGGCCATGCTGGAAGCAGTGAAGGAAGGCAACTACGACAAGGCCCTGGCCGAGTTCAAGAAGACCGCAGTGTACAAGGTGAGTCCTGAGGACCGCCGTCGGTACTATGTAGCACGGCTGCACACAGCAGCCACATCATCGAAGGTTCAGTAATGGCGAAATACTCTGTCCCAATGCCCGGCCGCTTCGGTGGCCTGCCTGAGATTCCCCAGGAAACCCTTGGCCCTGGCAAGGCATCTGCTCATACCGGTCCGGGCTGGGCAGAGTATGGTGACTACACAGTCCGTGTCACGGACAAGTCCGAGCAGAACATCACCCCTGCTCGGGAGTCCAGAGCCCAGCGTGCCCAGCGCCGTGACGCTCTGGACCACAGCATGTGGGAGTCGTTCCAGGCCGGCCTCATGGAGACCATCCCTGCCAAGGTGTTGGCAGCGACGTGGTACGGCCGTCCGGACTTCAAGGACGACACACCCATCAACCATCACACTTACCTGCAGAACACCCCCCTGTCTCTGACTGAGGCTGAGCGAGAGTTCTTCATGGATAACGCCCGTGGGCAGAAGTCTGCCGAGTGGGCACTGGAACGAATCAAGGACTGGCGTCGTGTCCGGGAGACCGAGTCTTCCCATGCCGTGACTGCCTTCGGTGCCTCGATGCTGGACCCGGTGAACGTGGTCCCGGGTGGTGCTGCAGTCCGGTACGCCGGTGGTATCCGGAACCGTCTGATTGCCGGTGCCGTCACTGGTGCTGCCAACGCAGGGCTGGAATCGGCCATGAGCCCGCTGGGTGCCAACCCAGTAGAATCCGACGAGGTGCTGTCCGCTGGTATCCTCGGTGGGGTCACCGGGATGTTCTACCGTGCTCGGGTGAAGCCTGCCAAGGCCACGCCTGACAAGCCTGCAGACACGCCCGACACTCCTGCCCAGACGCCTGCCCCGCAAGCCCCTACAGGGCCCTCTACGGCCCTCTCTGTGCCGGGTAAGGCAACCACCCCAGCCCTGTCCCCGGAGTTCCCTACAGGCCCTTCTAAAGGCCCCATAGCCGGTTTGCTGGAGTCCCCCTCAGGTGACATGCCCCAGTACTACTGGGGTGCCCATCGGCCGCCTGCTCCGGAAGTCAAGCCAGTGGCCCTGCCTGACCCAAACATCACGCTAAGGCTGGAAGGCCCTGCGACTGGTGTGGTGGGCCGGGCCCAGGTGATTCCAATCCGGGAACCTGAGCTGCGGGTGATCGAAGGTCCGGCTCTGCTGGAAGCCCCCCAACGCGATCTGCAGAAGGCCCTGTTCTACGACAAGAATGCGGGTGCTGAGTATGTGGACTTCAAGGATGTCGATCCTAAGACTTCCCCTGTGGTCCGCCTGACCCAGGAGGAGATTGACAGCCTGGGACTCCCCCCGGACATCAAGATGCCCGTGGAGAACCCGGAGATCGTAGCCAAGTACCTCAAAGCTTCGGCCAATGATGAGCTTGGTGGGATCAAGGCTGGAGAACCTCTGAGGTTTGGCAAGCGTAAGGTCAAAGCCGCCAACGACGAGACCGTGGGGCACCGTGGTGCTGCCAACGACGATGTGGCCGGCAGGCACCTGCACGACACCGCATCCGCCAACGACACGGACTTCGGTAACCTGAATCCATGGGAGATCACGTCCCGCTTCACTGACTCTGCCAACGATGTAGAATACACCCGACCGGCCCTTCCGGCCCCTGTACGCGCCAAGCTGTTGGAGTACAAGGCCCGAAACTCTTTTGCTGTTAATGAGAATCAATTGCGTTTGGGGTACACGAAGGCTGATGTCGAGTCGATCGAAGCCCAGAAGCACCCACGCAACGCAGAGAAGCGCATAGCGGATGCTGCTCACAAGGCTGCTGTCGAGGCACGGAAGAAGGCCACTGCTGAAGCCCGTGCTGCTGCTCGGGAACAGCGTGAGGCACACCAGGCTGCTCTGAAGGCTGCCAACGAGGCCACGCGAGCTGCCAAGGCTGCTGAGGCGAAGGCCAAGGCTGCAGAGGCCAAGGCCAAGCTTCAGGCAGAGCGTGCTGCGAAGCGTGCTGAGGCCAAGGCTGCTGCTGCCCAGCGCAAGGCTGATCAGGCTGTCTTCAAGGCCAAGCAGGCACAAGCTGCTCAGAAAGCCTCTCAGAAGGCTTCAAACGGGCCTACAACGGCTTCGGTGAGTCAGGGTAGTACAACCCCCTCTGGGATGTCTCCGAACGATCCTGCGGTCCAACAGGCGGCTCAGCACACTGCTTCCCAGCAGGCTGCTGCCCAGCAGGGGCAGGCTGCTGCAGCTGGTGGTGGGTCTGGTAAGCCTCCGACACAGCCCCCGGCTGGACAGTCGGCTGCTGCCCAGCCGCCGAGTCCTCCCCCTGGACCGAATGCCACCCTGGCACAAATCCTGCAGGGCAATGGGCCTAACACCCTTGGTCACATCCCCGACCACGTTGGTAAGACGGTTGCGTCGAAGCTGGCCTGGAACATGCATAAGACCATGTCGAGCTGGGGCAAAGCCGGGCAGCTGGTCGCTGACCTGCTGTACGATGATGTGCTCAGCCCGGGCAAGGTGTCTGTGGAGTCAGAGCGTGCCGCTTCCCTGGCACAGCTGAAGCAACACCAGCACAAGTTCACGGACATGTTTCGGGAGCGGCTGAAGCAGGATGGCTGGGGTACGTGGGAGCAGATGACCCAAGGCCGTGGGTACTACAATGCCCAGCGCAAGCTGGAGCAGGCCCTTTACGCCGAGATGGCTGCACGGCAGAATGCCACCGCCACGGGTGCGCCTCATGTCAGCACCTGGCCTGATCTGAAGGAGCTGGCTGACCAGCTGGACCTGATCCACCGTGAGGCCCTGGACGAGCTGAAGCGTGCTGGTGTTGAGAACGCCGCTGACCTGAAGGAGTCCTCAGGCTACCTGTCCCGCAAGTGGGACATGTACGGGATGGAGCAGACCATCCAGCGTCTGGACAGCATGGGGCTTGATGGGAAGCAGGCTGTGGCTGATATGCTGCAGAAGTCGATCCTGGCCAGAACCCCACTGCTGCCCGCTGACGTTGCGATGGAGATGGCCAAAGCCATCCGGGACCGAACGCTTCGGAAGGGCTACTTCGAGGACAACATCGGACAGGGAGTCCCTGACGCCGTGAAGGCTACGGTGATCGATGGGATGAACAAGGCCGGCGTCCCTGACAGTGTGCAGAAGGCTGTGCTGGATGCGCTGGATGGTACTCAGGACGCCAACTCGGGTCCGCGGTATCTGAAGTCTCGGATCGGCATGGACCTGCTGTCTGAGGTCACCCTGCCCAATGGGGAGAAGCTCAGGCCAATCGATCTGCTTGACACGAGCATCAACCGAAATGTGGATCAGTACCTTCAGAAGGTGGCCACGGACGCTGCGCTGGCCCGCAAGGGTCTGGGCAAGACGTCTGACATCATGAAGGTCCGGACACACCTGCTGCACAACATCGACCCGAAGCATCGGGCTGATGCTGCCGAGCTGTTCGACAACACCATGGCCTACTACAAGGGCATGCCCTCGGGTGCCAAGGTGAATGAGAACTTCCGTAGGGTCCGTGCTCTGGGCAGCATGACTGCCCTGTCTGCCTCGGGTCTGTGGCAGCTGACGGAGATGGCTACCGTGCTGGGCAAGTTCGGTCTGGGGGCATCACTGAAGGTCATGGCATCCAAGATGCCTGGCTTCCGGTCGCTGCTGGCGCCTCAGAACGCCACTGCGCTGGAGCACATGCTGTCGGACCACTCCGCAGGGAGTATCCGTCTGCAGCCGTTCCTTCGCCGGTGGGAAGACCTGCACGACATGTCCATCGGAAGCCAGGCCAACAGGTTCGATCTGTTCCTGGAAGCCGGTCAGAATCTGGTGCCCTACGCCAACGGCATGAAGTTCATCCACCACATGCAGGCCAAGCTGGTTGCCAACCTGATGACCCAGCAGGTGGAGAACGCTGCCAAGGGGAACAAGAAGGCACGTACACTGCTGCAGAAGCTGGGTGTGGACGATGCTGCCATGTCCCGACTCGAAGCTGCCTATGCCAAGCATGGGCTGGACATCGATGCCTGGGACGATGCGGACTTCGACGCCATCCGTCCCGCCCTCATCCGAGGGATGGACGACTTCGTGCTGAAGCAACGCCTCGGTGGGACCCCGGCCTTCGTGGCCTTCAACCCCGTAGGCAAGCTGCTGTTCACGTACCGTAACTTCGTCATCTCAGCACACAACCAAATCCTGGTGCAGAACCTTGCGTCCAAGGACGGTGGTGCTCTGATGATGATGATGTTGTATCAGTATCCGCTGGCAGTGGTGGCTGCACAGGCCAATGCTACGCTGCGGGGGCAGGATGATGCTGACCCGCTCAAGGATGCTCTGGGACAGATGGGGGCCTTGGGCCTGCTGTCTGAACCGGTGCGCTGGGCCACGGGACAAGCCAATGCGTTTGGTTCCCCGGCCCTGATCCCGATCGACACCGGGATCAAACTGGGCCAGCAGCTGTTGCACGGTGAAGCGTACAAGGCGGCTGGGACTGCAATTAAGGCCGCTCCCCTGATCAGCATCCTTCCGGGGGTGAAGGGTCTGGGTGCAGCAGTCTCGAATCTGGAAGAGTAATGGCGACATTCGTCCGTGTCACATCGGATGGATCGCTGCGGACTATCGTCCTGCCCTTTACGTCACAGTACAGTGGGCAGGACGTTTCCGTCACGGCGATCACTGGCAGCATCCCCAACTGGGGTCTGTCCGGGAACACAGTGGTCTTTGGGGCCAATGTGCCTGCGGGCACCGTAGTGCAGGTAGCCCGAAAGACACCGGTGAACATCCGGTACAAGTTCAGCCAGGGGGCTGCCTTCACGGCAGGCAACCTGGACTTTGACCTGCAACAGCTTCTGAACATCTCAGAAGAGGCCCGGGACCTGGCATCATCCGGTATCGTCGGGAACCTGAACATGCAGGCCAACAGGATTGTCAACCTTGGTTCCCCTCGTGACCTGTCCGACGCTGCCACTAAGCAGTACGTAGACGAGGCAGTGAGCGCTGCTCGTGGGCAGGACTACTCGAACACTCTCAGGACTCTGGAGACTCGGGTCACGGTTGCAGAGGGCCGTATCCAGGCCCACAGCTCTGCGGTCGAGTCCCTGTCTACCCGGGTTCGTACTTTGGAAGGTACCCAGTCCCCGCTGCCCAACGGGTTCTTCCAGAATGGGAAGGTGAACCCAGAGTTCCTCCCGGACCGACCCAACAGCGGGGGTGGTCAGACTACGCCGCAGCGTCCTACTGGGGATGCGCACTTCAGGTATGTCCAGCGAGGCATGCGCCCAGACGGGTACCGTCAGGACTCCTACGCTATCCAACCGACCGACAGTGTCAGCACAAAAATCGCGTCTGTGCGCCTAGGGGCATCAGACAGTGTGTGGTACTCCTCCGAGTATCTGTGGGAGACCCCGGATGCCCAGACCGCCGCTTCACGTCTGGTATACTACAATGAGCTGAAGGATGCAAAGACAGAGCTGGCCGATGCTACTAACCAGCTCCGTAACCGTGTCCGAGCTCTGGAAAATGGCGGGTCCGGTGGTGGCGGTGGAGGTGGTGGTGGTACCGGCCTCTCGGTGAACAACCTGGGGGTTGCGGACCTGGGTGGTGCTACCCTGCGGAACATCGGGGCTCCTGTCCGGACCACGGATGCGGTGAACCTCGGCACCCTGCAGGAGATCATCGCCACCGACCATGCGGTGCTGGAGGAGAAGGCCAATACCTTCGTCCGTGCACTGGGTGTGGAGTTCCGTGATCGTGTCCTGCAGACAGAGAAGGCCGTAGACACACTTAGCGGGGTCGTGGAGCAGCTGAAGAACCAAGGTGGGGTAACCCCCCAACCGGCCCCTTCGCCGGCTCCTGGGGGCTCTACAGGCGGTCTTAGCATGGGTGTGATTGCCCTGCCTAGATCGACTCCTCGGGTGTTCACCTCTGGGGTGGCAAATCCCGGAAAGGGGGTGTCCGGCGGTGCGACGTCCTACGCCTTCGGCCTGACCCCGGGCATGTGGGAGTTCCGTATCCATGCCAAGGGTGGCAACGTGGCGGACGTGTCCTTCGTCGGGAGTGGCACCATGACCAGCTCCTTCGCCGAGTACACTATCCACACTGTTCAGAACTGCAGCCAAGTGACTGTGACACTGCCGGCCCCCGGCACCTGGTCCTTCAGTATCACTGGCGTCTACATTGGAGCACAAGTTGGCTGACGTAACCATCAATGCTGGGACAGACGACATCTGGTCCAGCGAGACACAAGCGAAGATTCGTGCCACCGAGACTGGTGACACGATTACCCTGGTGGGGAACTTCACCCTGCGTGACCAGTTCCAGATCCTAGGGGGTGCTACCACCCTGGACCTGACTGGCTGCAACATCGAGGTTGCCCCGCTGGAAGGTCAGACGGCCTGCCTGCTGCTGAGGAACACCGATGGCCAGCCCCGAAAGGAGACCCTGTGGGTCAAGGCCAAGGGCTGTGAGATCACGTACAACCCAGGGGCCAAGGCTAACCCTGCCACCGCTGTTCTGTACATCATCGACATCCCCAATGTCCGTGTGGATGGTTTGACCATCAAGGACGTTGATCAGTGCAACGGTATCGTGGTTGAGGCACGGTCTGAGATCGTCAGCCCGGTGTTCACGAACTGCTCTGTGAAGTTCAAGGACGGCAGTGACTACGCTCACTCCGAGCACGTGGCTTGGAGGTTCAAGTCGAAGCTGCTGTTTGCGACCGACACGAACAACCAGAACGACAGTACCCGTGCTGGCCGTATCGCAGGCCCCTCGGGCCATGCCCAGGTGGAGTACCTGTACCTGACGAACTGCACAGCAGAGGGTGGGTACTATGGCTTTGACCTGTCCGGTGTGGTCCGTGGACGCATCCTGAACTGTGTGGTCTCGAACAACATGCGTGGGATGTCCCTGCAGGACAAGACCTACGCTGTCTCGGTCGAGCACTGCCGTGTGTACGAGAACGAGTCGGCTGGTATCCACCTGGCCTACGGCTCTGAGTATTGCCTCATCGCTAACTGCCTGGTGTGGAGCACTCGTGCCACTGGTGAAGCTCTGATGCAAGCCTATGTGGGCACGAAGTCCAACACCTTCCGGAACAATGCTGTGTTTAGCTCCGGGAACCCCACCCATGCCTTCCAGGGCGCTCTGGGTGAGTTCCTGTGGGTGGAGAACTGCACTGCCCGTGTAAGCTCCGTAGCGCACGCTGTGGTGGCTTCTGAGGCCCAGTGGGACACCAATGTGAACGGTACGTGGCACTCCCGGTCCCGTGCAGCGGCGAACCAGAACGGTCTGAACCAGAACCTGGACAACTACGTCTCGGTGAAGAACAGCACCCTGCTTCTGGAGAGCGGCATCCCCCTGATGTCCGTGACGTCCGCCGTCCTGGCGGATGGTCAAGGTAAGGCTACCACGAAGTTTGACAACGCTACCCTGGCACAGCCTGGGCTGAGTCAGCTTGTCCGTGTCCAAGCCAAGGATGGTCAGACCCTTCCAATGCCTGGTGGTATGCATGGCCCGATCCCTCAGGAAGCTGGCGGTTCGATGAACATCGTGGTGACTGGTCGGACTGGGAACGACTTCGAGACTCGGGCTACCGGTCTGCACCGGTTTGGCTTCAAGCCTGTGGGTGGTGGGACTCCTGCACCTCAGCCCCCGACTCACCAGCCAGGGCCGACACCTCAGCCGCAGCCGCCTACACCACAACCCCAGCCACCTACACCGCCAGCCCCCGGTATCTCTGAGGAGTCCACCCTGGCAGGGCTCAAGGGTACGAACCTGGTGGCCGTCATCACCTACCCAGAGGAAGCTGGTATCCAGACCCGTCAGTGGGCAGACTGGGTGGCCTTCTTCGAGGTTACCGATGGCGAGGTCACGAAGTGGCCGGACAACATCACTGTTCCTCAGTGGAGTGGTTCCCGTGGGTTCCCTGCAGTGATCCTGCCGAAGAACGGCACCGTCAAGGCCGAGTGGAAGAACCTGACCCGTACCTTCGTCGAACTCGACGGTGGCCTGGGATACGTGGGCTCTCACAGCAGCATCAGTGGTGTCCAGTGGTACGCTCGTGGACCTGGCATGAAGATCGCCAACCCGGCTATAGCCAAGGACCGTCTGACTGGCAAGGCTGTAGAGGTCACTGAGAACCCATCGAACTACGAGGGAACTGTTGGCTCAATTGCCCCGTCAGGCTACGCCACATACGTGTGGGTGTCCGATCTGGCCAAGGGTGTCTTCCAGTTCGTGGCCATCCGGAATGGTGAGGCTGTGCCGATCCCTGCTGGCGACTTCTTCACGAAGTCAATAACGTTCACGGATCCCAAGAACTTCCCGTGCATCGTCTGGGATGGTGAAGGGTTCCCGAACGACGCTACCCTGCGTGACATGACCATCACCTGGGCTACGGTGCCTGTTGAGTACAGTGGTAAGGCCGGGCCTCACACCGCTGGTTCCAAGCTCAGCCTGGCAAATCCTCGGAAGTCCCAGCGCAAGCTGAATGCTACGACCACAGTCGATGTGGCCGAAGCAACAGTAACCGCGTGGTTCCCGAAGAAGCCTGGCAGCAACGCGGATGCTGGTGCTCCCGACAACAGTCTGGGTGGTTCCAACCGTGAGCGTGTAGAGCGTGCCATCCAAGGTGTTCAGGTCGGCCACCACTTCGGTAACTACTACCCGATCCCGTGGTTCACTTCCCCGGGTGTCCGCCGTAGTGGTGCCCCGGTAGTAGGCCAGGGTATCGGTGGTTCCGTGGTGATGGGTGCTGCGAAGTCGTACCGTGAGATGCAGGGCACAACCCTGTGGAACGAGAACATGGACGGCTCCGAGACCGCAGCCTCGATGCGTGCTGTGGCTGACCGCAAGTTCAACCAGTACAACACCTGGTTCTGTGGGCTGGCTTGCACAGGGTGGACGTTCAACCCGAATGCCATGTACCAGATCAGACGTGCCAAGATTTACGTTCTGCCGAAGGGCCAGAACAGGTACGTCAAGGTGTACGACGAGTCTGGTACCGGAGCACTGGGTACATGGGCGAACGACTACATGTGGAACATGTCGGGTAACCCTGTAACCCAACTGCCTGGGTACACGGCTGGTCGGCCGTCACTTGTGGCGTCTCGCTCTGGTGGCATCGCTTCGATCAAGGTGGCTACGCGTCCCGAGCTGGTGTCCCACGGGGGCTCCAATGACGTGACCGTGCCAGGTCTGATCAACTACGACTACGACGGCATCGTCGTTGAGTATGAGGCCCGACTGCACCCGGATTGGACCCATGCCAAGATCGCTCTGCAGATGGGTATGGACGCCAAGATCGAGGGCCACACTCCCCCGAGTAACTGGTACGTGGGCATGGGCCTGTCGAACCTGCGTCTGCTTACGAAGGATTGGCAGACATTCGCGTGGTGTAACGCCAAGTCTGGTCAGGACAGTGGTCGGGGTGGTATCGCCTGTGACGACTCCCGTCTGCTGAACGCAACCTTCCCTGACTGATGACTGCCTTACAGGCAGGATAGGAGAATCAATGGAAGCATCCCTGCAGCAGCAGCTGCAGGATGCCCTCTGGAAAGTAGCCGAGCTGCAGGTCAAGTCCTTCCAGGACCGCCTGCAGCAGGATATGGCAGATGGCATCCCGACAGACGCTGCAACCCTCACAGCAATTACTTCTGCCCTGAAGCTCCATGGGGTGCACCTGGGTGCTTCCCAGCCGGCTGCCGAAGACCCCGTATCGGATGTCCGCGGACAGCTGGATGAGCTGAAGGCCAGACTGGCCCAGCGCAGACAGTCCCTCAACGCTGAGGCCGTGTCAAGGGTTCTGCAATGATTCGTTCTGAAGAAGAACGTCTGAGGATTGCCTTGGAGACATCCGAGGCATTCCCAGAGTTCCTGGACTTCGCATGGCTTGCTGCCGAGAAGTACATCCCCGGCTTCCATGTCATGTCTGCTGTGCAGGAAGACATGTGCCGGTACCTTCAGTATGGTCCTCAGAAGCGCATGCTTCAGGCCCAGCGTGGTGAAGGCAAGTCGTACATCACGGCATTCTATGTCGTGTGGAGATTGATCCAAGACCCGAAGGAGATCATCCTGGTGATGTCCGCGGGTAAGGAGCTGGCTGAGCAGATGTCCCACCTGCTTACCCAGATGATCATGAGCTGGGACATCCTCGAATACATGGCCCCGTCGGCCAACGACGGTGACCGTACTGGGGTGAAGTCCTTCGACATCCACCGGATGCTGAAGGGTCTGAACAAGTCCCCCTCCATCTCGATCGTGTCATCCCGTACAGCTCTGCCGGGCCGTCGTGCCTCGGTGGTGCTGGCCGATGACGTGGAGTCGGATGAGAACGCCCTCACGGCTGCAACCCGTGAGAAGCTGCTGAACAAGTGCCGTGAGCTGTCCCGCATCTGTACCCATGGGGATGTGATCTTCCTGGGCACACCGCAGACCAAGGACTCGATCTACAACTCCCTGGAGCGGATGGGGTACGATGTCCGTGTGTGGCCTGGTCGTTACCCTGCTCAGGGTGAGGACATCTACGGGTACAAGCTGGCTCCGATGATCCGTGAAGCCATGGACGCCGACCCCAGTCTGAGGACAGGGGGTGGGATGTCCGGGCGGATGGGCAAGCCTACAGACCCTACCCGGTACACCGAGCAGGAGCTGCAGGACAAGGAGCTGGCAGATGGCCCAGAGCAGTTCGCTCTGAACTACCTGCTGGACACCAGCCTGTCGGATGAGATTCGTCTGCAGCTGAAGGTCCGTGATCTGATCGTGGGTGCCTACCCCACAGACCATGTACCTGACCAGCTGATCTGGAACAGGGACAACCAGAACCGTGTGCCTCTCGATCCGCTCTTCCCCCTGGTGGGTGTGGAGCTGTACTATGGCATCCGGACTGGGGAGCGTTTCGAAGTGCCCAGCACCGTGTGGTGCACCATTGACCCATCGGGTGAGGGGGCTGACGAAACGGCCCTTACAGCCGCTTGTGCCGTGGGTGACAACATCCATATCCTCGGCATAGATGCGTTCCGTGGCGGGCTTTCTGAGGCCAACCAGGACCGTTTCCTGGGTTTCTTCAGGAAGTACAAGGTGACCCACATCCGTGTGGAGTCCAACATGGGACATGGCCTGTTCGAGCTGGGGCTCAGGAACCTGCTGAAGGGGACTGACCTGGCCCACCTGGCCAGCTGTGTCTCTGGTGACTACAGCACAGGCCAGAAGGAGCGTCGGATCATCAACACGATCCGGCCTGTCCTGGAACGGCACCGCCTCGTGATCCATGAGGATGTGCTGAAGCAGGATGCCCAGTGCTGCATGGCATACGGTGTCGGTGAGCGATCGAGCTTCAGCCTGTTCCACCAGATGTCGAACATCACCACCGATAGAGAATCTCTAGCCCATGATGATCGCCTCGATTCCCTGGCTATGGCTGTGCAGCTCCTGGCCCCCGCCATCATGGCAGACCCTCAGAAGCTTGCTGAAGAGCGCGAAGCGCAACAATGGAAGGAGTGGGTAGACTCCCTATTCAACCCCAAATGGAAAGACAAAGCACATTCTGGACTTGGTGGTCCTACACCGTGGGATCGATAACGACCGTTGTAGGAGCGATTGACATGCAGACTGTTGCCGTGGTCGTGGGTATCCTCGCTACCCTCGGCACATGGCTTGTGAACTGGTGGTACAAAAGGAAGGAAGACCGAAGAGCAGCTGAGTCCCATGAGTGGGAACGTCAGGCCCGCTTCGGTCTGCTGAAGTGATGGGAACATGGATACTGAGGCTGGCTGGCTTCGCATTTCCGAAGAAACTGCTGGCCATCCTGGGCCTTGGGGCTGTGGTGGCCGTAGGAGCCTCATACAGCCTCTACAAGGCCTCGGTGACACAGGACAAGGTGATTGCCCTAGAGAAGGCCCTGAGCCTCTCTGAGGCCCGTTTAAAGGCTCTGGAGGGCGTTGCTGCAGAACAGGCAGAGGTGCTCCGGAGGCATACCCAGGTGAAGGAGAGGCAGAATGCAGTTCAGTCGAAGGTCAGGCAGGCTGCTGCTGGTCCTGGTCCTGTTGATCATGCCCGGGTGCAGCGTGCTGCAGAAGAGGCCCGTAGAGCCCTCAGGGGCCTCTCGGAGTCTCGGCAAGGTAGTTCCCCCACCCGTGTGTCTGGAACGCCCTGAAGGGCCTCCTGACGCGTCTGAGGGTGATCCCTGGGGATCGGCTCTGCAGTTCCTGCTGTGGGGGAATGAACAAGCGCTTGCCAGGGAGCTGTGCAGGCTGGAGATACAAAGGAGTCTAGATGGACCTGGGAACACTGACAAGTGATGACCCCAAGTACAAGAAGCGTGTGGGTAAGGGCTGGGTGCAGATGCATGGCCTGTACAACCTTCGGATCGGAGCGTCTGGGAATCAGGTGGCTGTCCGGTTCAGATCTGAGTTGACTGGGAACCTGCAGGCCATTGGGTTCTATGCCCAGTCGGGCAGTGGGTATGCCCTGGGGAATGGTGGGAGTGCCACCATCACGCTGAGGGAAGACGCTGGTGGGAAGCTGGGCGCCATCCTGGGATCTAACACCCACAGCTTCTCTGGGGATGGGCATAGCGCTGCCTCTGGTAAGGCCATCCAGACCCGTGTGAACCTGAATGGCCACATTATTGCTGGCCGGCACTACTGGGTGGTCTTCGAGAATGGGGATCAGGGGAACTACACGAGCTTCAACAATGCCAGCCTTCGGAAGGACATGGGATCACAGCCTCATGTCTGGCAAGACCCAAATGACTGGTCCGTCTGGTATGGTCCGCTGCACAACCTTCAGAACTACAGCACTGGTGCTCATCCGCAGCTGAAGGCTTACCCCATCCTGGCCCTACACACCGATAAGGGTACCTTCGGGTACACACCCATTGAAGGTGGTGCAGTACAGAGGAACACCACCCGGAATGGACCTCTGACCTGCTACGAGGGGAAGAAGATCGCTCAGGTCTTCCACAACGTCAGGGGGCAGCTGGAGGGGCTCTCGGTAGCCCTGGGGCCGTCTGTCCAGGATCAGGTCTTCAGGATCACCATCAAGGGTGTTAATGAGGTGGGCATGGAAGTCACCTGCCTGTGGAAGGAACCGCAGGAGCGTGAAGCCCTGATCACGAACTACTACGCCAGGGTGTATCCGTGGTGGCACTGGTTCATGCCGTCCGCAGTCTTTGCCTCTGGGGATGTGACAGTCACCATCGAGTCTGACCAGATGTTTGGGTGTAACCCAATCCGCTGGGGTGGTCCCTTCGAGTATGGTGGGAAGCCTGTCTATACCGCTGATGGTCAAGACACAGGCTATGCCATAGCACTGTTGCCCAATGGACAGTTCCTACCTATCAACCACAATGCATGGCAGAGCAACGGCTCCAACAAGGAGTCTCAGTGGCCTATGACGCTGCACCTCCTGTA